CTCGAAAGTCCACAGGATTACGGATCCGCCGGTCGGCATCGGGGACACATAGACCTTGCCGGTCGGGAACCCGTTGTCATAGAACAGATCCTCGACATAGATGCCTGTGCGGCTTTTGTCAGCCACCGCGGCCCACTGATCGGCCGTCGGCAGGTTGCAGGGACGCTCCGTACCGTTAGCGGCCAGCACCGATGCAGACTTGATCTTGATCGGCCGGTTGACGGCACTCCAGGTCTGACCCGGCCCGTATGTGTAGGAAGCGGCGCCCGTCAGCGTGTAGGCCGAACGGACCAGACCGACCATCGAGAGCTTTTCCGCGGACAGGCTATCCAGCTTGCGGTTGATGACCCGGAAGGCGAGCGAGAGATCGTCGCTGTTGGCGGTCTGGCCCTGCGCGTACGCGCCGACGAATATCAGCGAGTCCAGCAAGATATCCGGGATAGCGCTCGTCATTTCTTGGCAGGCTCTTTCGGCTCGTGCTCGCTCAGCTTGCCCAGCTTCGCGAGGGCTTTCGCCGCTTTGGCTAATAGAGCCTGTAGTTGCTCTACTTCGGGTGGCGTCAGAGCGTCCACATCCTCCGGCGGCAACGGCTCATCAACAAATCCCTGCTCTGCCAGTTTCGCCTTGGCGTCTTTATCGGCCGCGGCTTTGATCTGGCGCGTTTCGTGGTTGTACATCAGGGTTGGAAACTCCGGATACGCATCGGAGAATACCGTTGGTTCCACCTTGGTGTTGTTCTGCTTCGTCGTCGTCGTTGTGCTCATGGTTTCCTCTTCTTCTCTAGCCGCGCGTTCACCAGCTCCGCTTCGGTGTGCTCCGCGGCCGTCAATGGAATCTCTGGCTGTTCGGCCGTAAAGGGCTGCTCACTCCATCCCTCCTCCAGCAGGCGCGCGCGTTCGTCCGGATTCCGTGCCGGCCGGGTCACCCTTTGCGCGTGGTTGTACATCAGGTAGGGATACTCACGGTACGCGTAAGGCGGCACCGGAGGTTTATTCAAATCGAAATCTTTGGCGCCACCCTGGACTTCCTTTTGATCCATCGCGTCCAGCATCCGGCGTAGTTTCACTCGCTCTTCGTAACTCAGGGGTTCTGGGGACATCGTGTTCTCCAGGCCGTACAGTGCCTGCATGGCCTCTCGTTGTTGTCGTGGCGTCAGGTTAGTACGAAAACCTGCGGACTCGTTCAGCGGCATGCGCGAAAAAAGGGGGAGGTAGGGCCCTCCCCCATCGACAAGGAGCGCTTTAAAATAAGCCGGTTGCGCCGGCGTATACCGTATATGTCTCCGCACCCACCGTCACGTTGGTGAAAATCAACGTGTACTTCCGGGTGCTGAGCTGCGCGACGGTGGTCGACGCCGGGCTCAGGGTTCCCCCCGCGCCGGCCGCCAGCGTGATTGCCACTGCAGTGGACGTGGTGTTGCGCAGTTCGAACTCAAATGCGGTACCGACCATCGCACCTTGCACAGCCTCGGCCATGAGGGCCGCGGTGGGCAGGGTGTCCGTGCGGGCGCCGCCATTGCCGTCCCGGAGAATGAGTCCGGCCAGCAATTGAGCGGGCGTGTAGGTGACCGCGCCGGCCGTCGAGATCGTCGTCGGCGTGATCATGGGCATGACCGGCCCCTGCAGGCGTGGGTCCTGGAGTCCGTGGTGGCTAGATACTCTCGGCATGATATCCTCCTATGCTCCCAGCACCGCTACGGCGCCATTCTGTTGATACAGGTTGCCGAATCCGACGAGAGAATCGTACCGGTTGACCTGCATGCTGCGGACCGGATCCCACGCGATGACTTTCCTCACCGCGATACCGGAGTCCGGATCCTGCTGTTGCGCCGCGTCCTCCACTGCCTTCGGCAGATACAGCTTGCCGCCGACTAGCGCGAAAGCCTCGCGACTCAGGGCCAGCCCGATGGTCCCGGTCTTCCCGTTGGGCGAAGTGGTTCCGGGCCACAGGGTGAGCCCTGCGTTGTTGAGCGGTAGCGCGTCCACGTTCTGATACTGCGACGTCGGTCCGTAGATCGGAGGCAGAATCGGAATCGTATCGGAGCCGCCGGTCAGCGTCACGTCGATCGGGCACGTGAACGTGCGCAGCGTAGCCGGCCCGGCCGCACGGTATGTCATCGGGTTCGTCATGTTCACCGCTTGGAGGCTGAACTTGTCGCCCGCTTTGATGGTGTCGCCCGCGGTGCCCTGGATAATCAGGCTTGCTCCGGATTGGCCGGACCCGACGACCTTGACGATGCCGGCCCATGTGCCTGCGGTGTGCGTCCAGATCGAATTCGATTCGAAGAATTCGAAAGCGGCAAGCCTGCCGATGCTGCCCTGCTTCCACATGCGGGTGATCTCATCGGCTGGGTGGAACACGTTGGTGATGTTGGAGCCCAGGCTCACCATCATGTTGGTCGAGATCAGCATGCAGCGCTGCCCGGTCATGCACGCCTCTTTCTCGAGCAAGGCGCGTGCCTGGTAGTAGGTCTGCACCGTGGTCGGATCCGTGCCCAGCACGCCGACGAAGTTGCTGGTATTGAGGCGCGCGAAGTTGGCCGCACGGCTGTCGATCTCCTGCGCGATCGCCGCGCCGGCCGGCGCCCAGTAGTTCTCACGCAGTTCTTTTTCGCTGCGCTCGAGTTTCACCGCGCGCTCATAGTCGTCCCACTCGAAAGGAACCTGGATCCAGTTGTCGAGCGAGACGGTGGTGCTGATACGGTTGATCCCCTGCGGGCTGTAGCCCATGCCGTCTACGGTGCGGAACCGCTGGGGAAATTTGATTTGGACCGAGGAACCGGTAGCGAACTCCTTATTGAAGTCCTTCTCCCAATTCCGGTTGAAATACTCGCTAACCACAAGTTTGTTAACGAGCAGGCGCAGGATCTCCATCGAGACCCATTGCGTGTTGGTGAATGTGTTGGTCGGCACTGCTGTCTATTGGCCTTTGAAACGTTGCATGTCCCGGCGATCGGCGTCCGCTTTGAATGTCCGGAAATCGCCGGTCCTGGCTGCACGCTCCCGTTCATCTCCGGGTGGAGCTGTATTCCCGCCCAGTTCGCGCGGGGGAGATGGTGCCTCTTTTCTGGCAGGTCGGTCTGGCTGGAACTTCCCGTCCGGCCCGCGTGCGGGCGCCCCGTTGGGCTTACCGGACTTTAGTTCCTCTTTGACCAGAGCCTCGATGGTGAACCACTTGCGCAAAGCCTCGATCGGATCCGCTTTCGCGAGCTTCAGGAAGTCTGCCATCTCTTCGGCGTCCGAGCCCATCACGTACAGAGCGTCCACCAGCACGTCGGAGCGGCCGATGGCCGCCTTCAGTGCCGGTGCTACCGCTTTGTCCTCGAAGACGGTCTCCGCGGTCTTCGTGATGGTTTTTTCCGCCTCCGCTCCATATCGTTCACTGGCAGCGTCCAGGCGCTTCTGCATCTCCTGGGTGGCGGTCTGCTGGCGTTGTTTCTGGGTATGTTCCTCGAGGCGTTGCGCGGCTTTGAAATCCGCCAGATCCTCGAGGTACTTGTCCGACGCCTTGTCGTAGGCGTCCCAGTCGTCGAAGTCTTCCTGCTTAGGCTTCACCGGGCGCTTGAGCTCCTCTTCCGGCGCGGGGGACGGTGCCGCTTTTACGTCCTTTTTGCCGGCCGGCTCAACCTCCTGGCGCAGCGAGTCCCGCTTTGCCAGTAGATCCCGGATCTCGCGATTCAGTTCCTCTTTGCGGCTTTCCGCGTTCCCTCTATCCTGCCTTCCCTTGTTTCCGGTTTCCGAGACCGGGGCGGTTTTTCCTGGCTTGTCGCCAGCGGATTTGGACGGTGCCGAGTCGTCCTCATCTGACGGCCTATCTTCTCCCGGCAGCTTTCCGGACTGACGCCATTCGGCGTAGTCCTTCGCGTTGGTCGGAATCTTGACTGCTTCCGGCGCCGGTGTCGATTCGGTTGGTGCCGCGGGTGACGGATCCGCGGCCGGTGTTTCTACGTCTGCCATGTTGAACTCTTTATGCCCCCAGATGGGCTGCTACTTTACGGGTGCTCCGAATACCTGCCAGCCGAGAATGATGAACAGGAAAAACAGAAGCACGTTCCCGCCCCAGGCCTTGAACGGATAAGGCTGTCCCGGCGTGTAACCGCTCCAAAGTCCGAAGATCAGCCAAAACAGCATCAGGATCCAAAACAATAACTGAAGAGACATGTGTTCATACCTCCGTTTGTGCCGGTTGCTCTGGTTGCTCCGGCGGCGGCTGTGTGGCGGCCTCCAGAGCTTGCTGCAGATAGTCGTGCTGCGCCAGGCGCAGCTCGTGCTCGTGGCTCTTCTCTTCGATGTGAATGTCGTGCAGTTGCTCGCGGGATTGTTTGTTGAGCTCGTGGACCGCGGCCAGGCGCGCGTCGGCCTGCTGCGCCTTCGCGTTGATTTCTGCGGTCGCAATCTGGGCGTCGACCTTGAGGCGTTCGACAAGCAGGCTCGCGTCCGTCCTCATCTTCTCGGTCAGAACCTTGTACTCGCCCTCTACAACCTTGGCCTGCTTCTCGACCTGCAGCTTCTGTAATTCCATCTGCAGTTGCTGGATGAGCACGCCTTGCTGTTGCAGTTGGACCTGTGCCTGCATCATCTGCTGCTGGCTCTCCTGCGCGTTGCCCTCGGTAGGCGAAATGATCTCTGCCATTTCGTCGCCCTTCGGGCCCAGATTCTTCATCTGGATTGCGAGGCTGAGAAGCCTGGCTGCCTGCGGGGGCGTAATCGGGAGCTGCGGGAGTTGGGAAATCAACCCGTCCAGGAATTTACTCACCGCGTCACGCTGCGAGTTGACGGAGGGGCCAGTAGAGATCGAGATGCTGTGTTCGGCCGGCTCCACCGGGAACTGCACCGTGGCGCCCGTCTTCTCGTCGGCGTATGGGCCCGGCGTATTCAGTTGGATCCGGCGGTAGCTGTCGTCCGGCTTGCGCACATGCTTGACGCGCTCTCTCGAGTACACCTCAGGGATCCACTGATCGATAACCTTCCCGGCGAGGCGTATGGCGCGATCGTAGCCGTCCATGAAGTGGAAGGATCCGAGAGCCTCCAGCGTTTCTATGCGATCGAGGGCCACGCCGGACTTCTCGTTGCTGCGCTGCATTGCGGTGGGCAGCGGCGTGACTCCCATTGCCGCCTGGATCGCACGCCGGCAGGAATCCTTCGCTACTTCGTAGGCCTGGAAGTTCGGGGTGAAGGGCACGCGTTGCGGGAGCGGCGGAACCTGCCCCGCCGGCCAGTTGTCCGGGATGTCGGCCTCGAGGAAGGCATAAGGGATCTTCGTGACGTTGCTCCACTGGTCTCGGCTCGAATCGAACTGGCCCTTGTAGCCCATAAAGGGGCTCTTCGGCGTGAGGCCGGCCTCCTCCATCTCCTGCGAATTCAGGTAGGCGAGCGAGAGTTGCGGGTCTCGCGCCAGGCGCACCAGCGAGAACAGCATCCAGCCGCCATCCTCGACGTACCGCCGCAGCCCGATCATCGGAATAATCGGAATGATCGTCCCGGGCTCCGGCGCCTCGGAACGCTCCAGGATCTCCACACCGTTCGTGATGTACTGCATCACGTTGCGCTCTTCCACCCAGCGCTCTTTCTTCACCGGCCGGCCGCGGGGCTCGCGCACCACCTCCCCGCTCTGAAGCAGGTATCGTTTTTTGCGCTCGATTTCTACACGCCAGTATTCTGCTACCAGTACGTCCTGGTCGAAGATCCAGTCCGACGAGAAGCTCTGGTCCGACCAGGAAAAGTCCGTCATCTGCGCGTGGGGGAACCGAACTTTAAACTCCTTCTTCGGCATCCTCTCGAGCACAAAGGCGCCGCGAGCGTCAGACCAGTCGGGCTCTTTACAACGCGGGTCGAACAGCACGCTGTTCGGGTTACTGATGGGCTTGATCTGGATTTCCTGGTCGAAGATCCGAGGGTCGTCCGAGTTCACATCCTCGGCTACGTACCTCCGGGTGATCCGGAAAAAGGCGTAAGAGCCCTCCACCATGTCCTGGTAGGCCGCGGCATAGATCGAGGAGGCATTGCAGTCGTATTCGATCGTGCGTATCAGATCCTGACGCAGC